ATTGCTGCGTGGAATTCCAAGGTTTGGTAATGGTTGGGGATTATTCCAACGGCAAGATTTACAAACTTGATCCGCTGAACTACACAGATGATGGTCAGCACGTTAGGCGTTTGCGCCGCGCACCGCATCTGGTGGCAGACTTCCAGCGGGAATACTTTGATGAATTGCAGATTCAATTCCAGCCCGGCGTTGGCTTACCCACAGGACAAGGGGAAAACCCTCAAGCCATGTTGCGGTGGTCGGACAATGGCGGGTCTACTTGGTCAAACGAACATTGGACTTCCATTGGTTTGATTGGTAAATATGCAAACCGTGCCATCTGGCGGCGGTTGGGGACAGCGCGAGATCGTGTGTTTGAAGTTTCAATTTCTGACCCTGTAAAGGCGGTCATCATCTCTGCTAACCTGAAATCTAGCGTAGGGGAAAACTGATGTTGCCAACACCACAAAGCCAACCATATCCGCAATCAGAGTTTTTGGATGGACAGACCAAAAGGCCGACACGGGCATGGCAGCAGTTTTTCATTAACTTGTTGAACTTCACCAGCGCCAGCACAGCGACTGCGGGATCGGCAACATTGCCTGCTAACCCTGTTGGCTTTATGAATGTAACCGTCAATGGTGTGGCTTACAAAGTGCCATATTACGATCAATGAACGACCTGATTTTAAATAATGTGCCAACCCGTGAGCAGATCGAAAGACTGCAAATGGAAATGTCGCAAATGCCGCGATCAGAATTGCAATTAGCGGCTGATGCCATGCAGACAGAACATTATTTCCATGCAGGGATGTATGCAAGAAAGTTAACCCGACCAGCAGGCACATTGATTGTTGGTAAGGTACACAAGAAAGATCACTTCTTTTTGTGCGCCAAAGGTGAAATAATTGCATGGACAGAGGGCGGCATGAAGCACCTGTACGCTGGGGACATTGTGCAGAGCAGACCCGGCACAAAACGGGTGACGTTGGCGGTGACTGATGCCATTGGGATCACATTCCACAACAGTGCGGAAACCGACTTGGACAAATTGGAAAAAGAATTGATTGAACCAGATGAACTTGCGTTGTTTGATTCTTCTAATAAATTGAAAACGCTGGAAATTAAAGGGGAATAATATGACTTGGATGTATGTAGCGGGCATCAGCGCAGGCGGCAGTATTCTTGGCGGTTACCTTGGTGGTAGGGGCGCGGAAAAAGCTGCTCAAACGCAGGCTGCTGCTGGTCGGGAAGCTATTGCCCAGCAACGTGAAATGTTCAATATTCAAAACGAACAACAGCGCCCTTATAGAGAAGCTGGTTACAGTGCATTGAGTGACATTGCTAACATGAAACCTTATTTGACCCAAAAATTTGGTGCAGATCAATTTCAAGCAGGCATTGATCCTAGCTACAACTTCAGGCTTCAGCAAGGTAATTTAGCAACCACAAATGCTCTAAATCGAGCTGGTGGGTTGGTTGGCGGTAATGCTTTGCAAGGTTTAACAGATTATGGTCAAGGGGCTGCAAGTACAGAGTTTCAAAATGCCTTTAACCGTTTCCAAGGCGAAAGAACAAACATTTACAACACATTGGCAGGCATTGCTGGCATTGGTCAGAATGCACAAAATCAGACTTCACAACTTGCCCAAAACGTTAGTGGAAACATTGGTCAAGCTACGATTGGAATTGGTAACGCAACGGCAGGCGGTCAGGTTGGTGCGGCAAATGCTTATTCAAACGCTATTCAAGGCGCTGGAAATGCGTACATGATGGGAAATATGTTGCGTCCACAAACAGGAATGCAAGCGCCTGCGGGTTATGGAACAACTGTTAATCCAAGCGCCCCAATGGGTGTTCCTTACAACGTGGCATAAGGATAAAAAATGGCAGATTTTTCAATTAATCCTATTGCACAAAATTTAAAAACACCTACACCCATGTCATTGGGTGAAATGCTTAACATCGCCCGTGGCGCACAAGAATACCGACAAGCGCAACAATTGAACCCTTTGGCGGTTCAGCAGCAACAGCAACAGTTGCAGACACAGCAACAACAATTGCAAACACTGCAACAAACTTTTGAACAAGCGCAAAAGATGAATCCTTTGGCGGTTCAAACTGCGACACAAGAAGCACAATTAGGCAAAATTGCTTTAAGCGTTGAAGAACAAAAAGACCTTGAACGCAAAAATATGCAGACATTCTTTGCTGACCCAAATAATTTTCAAACAAACGGTCGAATTGATATAGACAAGATTAATTCTGCTGTGCCAAAAATTGCGCCTTTAACTGGCGAACAATACATCAACAAATACACCACATTAAATACAGCACAAACGCAAGCTATTGAAGCCAAACAAAAGCTGACCCAAGACCAAAGAGCAATGATTGCTCAAAGATTTAGTATTTTGGGCAGAATGGGCGTTCAAGACAAAAATGCTTACATTGATGAAATGAAATTGATGAAGCAAGAAAACCCAGACAATCCTGATTTGCATCGACTGCTTGATGCTTACATGACCACATGGAATTCAGAGATGCAGTCTGGCCCTGAGTTGCCCGGAAAAGCAATTGCAGGCGCAGCAACTTTAATGACTCCAGCAGAACAACAAACACAGTTTTCGCCTAAAGTTGCAATGGATGCTCAAGGTCGAGTATTAACAACAACCCCAAGCGTTATTGGTGGCAAACCAGTTGTTGACATTAGCACTGTCCAAGGTCTTCAGTCTCAAACGCCACAAGGCAGCGCTGCATCAGGCGCAGCTACCACAGCTGGAACTGAGGTTGCGCCAAGCGTTAAATTACCATACCCAGTTCGCAGAGCAGATCAACCTTACACATTAATGCCTACTGAGGAAAAAGATCAAGCATCTGGTTTTGAATACAGAAACAATTTAGTCAATGCCCAAGCTAATTTAGCCCAAGGTCGCCGCAATGTTGATGAAGTAATTAACCAAGCCAACAAAATTGGCGAACAGTTGTATTTTGAAAAAGGTGGTATTGCTGGCAAAGTTGAACAAAAAATTCGTATGGCAATTGGAAGCGATCAGTACGATATGCTTGCCAAAGACTTGGCACAAATGGCAATTACCAATTCCAAATCAATGGGTTCTGTTGGCGGCACTGTTGCTGGTTTAGATATGGCAGCAGTAGCTAACGGCACAATTAAAGTGCCGCCTGATGTGTTGGTAAAAATTGCCCGTAGAGTTCAAGCTGATCAAAGAAACCTTGATATGCAAGCTAGTGGCGCACAGCAGTTTTATCAAAAGTTTGGCGACAACAACATGAAAGCATATCAGCAGTCATGGAATGCAAACGCTAGAGATACCAAAATTTTTGAAGCTATGAATATTTTGGAAACAGAATCTGATCCTAAAAAGATGGAAAGCAAATTTAAAGAATTGTTCCCATCTGAGAAAAAACGCAAAACAATTCTGAAGCAATACAAAAACTTAAAAAGTCTGGCAGCCACAGGTGTGCCAGTAGAACCACTTGGCCCAGAGGATTTTTAAATGGATTCCTTAGAAAAATTCCTTGGAGGTGGTCAAGCTGTTGCTGAACCACCTAAGAAATCAGGTGGTCAAATTCCATCAGATGCACAAGCCAAACGCAATGAAATTGCATTGACAATGATTAAAGAGGAATTGCGGAAAAACCAAGAAAGGGCGGCAAAAGGCGATAAAGAAGCAGAAATAAATGTTGCCGCATTAAACCGTGAAATTGCCCGTTTTGAAAAGAAATCACCAGCCGCAAAAAAAGCTGCTTCTGTTGCTGTTGCTGCTGCCCCTGTTGCCCAAGCTACCACATCTGATCCGCTAGAAGCGTTCTTGTCTGGTAAGCCTGCACCCGCAGCACAGCCAGCAGCACAGCCTGCAGCGCAGTCAACAACACAACCAGCAGTAATTTCTGGGTCTAATCGTTATCAAGGTTACTCTGCTGAAGAAGAACAAAAAGCTGGCAAAGTTAAAACAAAACCGCCTATGGTGCGCCAAATTATTGGCGATGTGTTGAAACAAGGTTTTGAAACCCGTCAAGAATTGGGCGAAAGAACTGCTGGCGCTATTGATGCTCTTTACGGTGTTGTGCCTGCAACTTATGGCGCAGTAACTCAAGCATTCGCAAGGGCTGGTCAAACACCAGAACAAGCAGAAAAAACAGGGCAAGTAGCAGCTACCGCAGTCAGTCAACCTATTGGGAAAGCCGCAGGCATTACTGGCAAAGAAACATATCAAAAACCATTGGGCGGCATTACTGAACCTATTGTTGAACAAGTCAATAAGATGTTTAATGTGCTGGGCATGACCCCAGAACAGATTTCAGAAAAAACTGGAATTCCTGCGCCTGACATTAGAAACATGGTAGTCATTGGTTCTTTTGCTATACCACAAGCAATTAAAGAAGTTGCGCCAGTTGCTGGGAAAGTAACTGAAGCCGCAAAACAAACAAAAGTTGGTCAGCAATTAACAGAAGCCGCTAAAGAGTTGGAAATTGTGCGCCCCGGCGAACTGAGCAAAGCCCAAGCACAAGCCCAGTTTGAAGCCAAACAAGCCCCAGCAGGCAGTGCTGGCGCAGCGGCAACAACCACTAATCCATTTGCTGGAAAAATCACTGGTGAAGAAACTGTTCGTGGACAATTTCCACAAATCAAACTTTCAAAAACTCCAACAGATGTTCCTGTCAATGAACAAATATTGAGATCACAAGCTGTTCAAGAAGTAATGCCTAACGTTGGTGTAAGGCCCGGCGTTGTAACTGGCAATGAAAATTTATTGCGTAATGAGCACACAAAAGCCAAATTGGATACACCTGAAGGGGAGTTATTCAAACAACAAATTGCCAATGAGCAAATTGCTTTGTCTAAATATGCTGAAGACCGTGTAAATGCTACTGGTGCGTCACAGACATTAATTAATGATGAACAACGTGGAGGTCGCATCAATGATGTGTTTCATGGTGTTGACCCTAGTGAACCATCTAATGCCAGCATTACAGGCTATTTGAATCAAGCAAAAAAACAAATTTATGATGACGCATTTGCAAAAGTTGGTAACAACAAAATAAACACATCACACGCTGATGCGTTATTTGTTGATCCGCAAGTAAAGTCAACTTTCAAAGCAGCTGGAACTACAAATGTTTTACAAGGCGCAAAAGAACTGATTCAGTTAGCTAAAACCACAGGGTTCAAATTACCTGATGGAACAATTGCCCCACCCGGATCAGTTGCGGCTTTTGATTATGTTCGTAAAACTTTAAACAGTCCTAAGATTTGGTCGCGTGAAAAAGCTAGTTCTATTAGAGAAATCAATCAAGCAATTGACAAAGACATTGCTGCGTGGAATTCCAAGGTTTGGTAATGGTTGGGGATTATTCCAACGGCAAGATTTACAAACTTGATCCGCTTAACTACAAAGATTATGTTCAGCACGGTAGGCTGTTGCGCCGCGC